TAATACCTTGTCAAGCTTTCTGCCGAGAAAATGTTTATACTTGCCTTCCTGAACGCGACAACGGTCAACAAGACGCTCATAAGTATTGTTCTCCAAGTTATGCAGCATCTTCTCAATACGGTTATTACGAATGTATTCCATCCAGTGAGGATGCGTTTCATCGAATTTATTGTCGTAATAACGAGGAGGACGCATCTTCTTACCGTTAATAACAACGAAATCATTAGCATAACACTCTTCACCATGCTCTTCAAGCCATTTTCCGCCTATGCCGGGACGATTGGATGCAAGCATGAACTCAGGTGTACGACCTTGATAATGATCAGCAGCTCTACTGCCAGTCTGCTTTTTCACTATGTAACGGGCAACGTAGGCAGCAGCGTCGAAACTGAACTCACCAATAAGGTGCATACCGTATTTCCAGATTTTCGAAAAACGAGCAGAAGTATAAGTGTTATAACCGTCTGCGCGGAACCGAAAAACTTTGTCGCTGAAATCAACATTAAACAATATGTAATGATAATGGGGACGACCATGAAGTTCACCATATTCACCACAGCCGAGGAAGCGAATACCACTGCCATACTCGCGACGAAGATTTTTCATGAACGTCTGATGAAATTTTTTGCTTAAGCTCCTGTCGAGCGGCAAATGGTAATCGTCGAATGTGCAAGTAACGAAAAAAGCAGAAGACGAAGTACGGGCTTCGTGAACAGCTCTAACAGCCCATTGACGAGAGTTTTCGAGCCGACAGCCGATACACTGCTTGCAAGAACAGCGAATGAAACGGCTATCGCCTGCAAGCTCAGGATGAGAGGAAAGGCTGCCGTAGAAACTATAATGCTGTTTTCCGTTTTTCGTGATCGCTCCTTCGACCGGGTACATGAGGATAGGATTATAACATACCATACTTATCACCTGTACTGATTGTATCAGGATTTAGTCAGAACGTCAAATCCTAAATCCACCACGTCCTACTCTCTTGAAATTTTTGCGACGAGATTTAGAAGTACGCCGGAATAGACGGCGAGAACCACGCTTAGATAATTTTCGACGTCTCATTTAGCGTCCCTCCAGGAACCGAAAAAACGGCTAGTTTTTTTAGAATCGCTCTTATTAGAAACCGGCTCAACAAGTTGCGCAACATCGGCTTGAAAGTCCGAAGCAACTTTTTTCGCAGTGACAGTATTTGAAGAAGCTTTACCTTTCAGAGCTTCAATCAGGTCCACAACTTCCTGAATGAATGGAACAACGACTGTGACGATGAAAGTTAGAATCATAGTAGTTTTATTAGACATATGCAAAACTCCTTTACTTGAATATATAACCAATGCCACGAAGAATATGACCAAGGCCTGAATTGCCAACGCCTAATGAATCATAGAAATCAGCTTCCTGTTTCGAGAGACGAGCATTTTGGGAAGCGAAGCTCGCGGCAGAATTAGACTGATTAGCTGAAGCTATATTGGAAAGTATGCCAGAGCTCAGGTAGGAACCTTGAAGCCGGAGATTCTGAAGTTCCTGATCCATGCGCTGAAGTTCGTAACCAAGACGTTTTTCGTAAGTTTGCTCGGCCAAATTTAAATTATTAGCTCTGATGCCGTTATCGAGAACTATTCCATGGGTCGCCTGACGCGTAGAATCGGCTTCTGCGACGTTTTTTTCAATTTGAGAAACGGCAAGATGCTCGGCATTCTTAGCCTGCCTTTCAGCGGCACTGGAACTGCGAGCAGAGTTCATATTGGCGCCTATGTCTGACATGCCAATGGTACCTGCAGAAGCTCCTGATATAGAGCCGCCTATACCATTAGTTGCAGCAAGAATAGGATTCAGACCAGCGTCACGCATATCATCAACAGCCCATTGATAACGATGTTTATAATTCTCGACGTTAAGCTCGTTCTGTAAGCGAATAGCTTCCTCGTTATACTTGGATTGAACTTCAGAAGAGCCTAAGCTACCAAGTACAGAACCAGCTATATTGCCTAGAGTATTAGATAACCAAGACATAACACCAGCTCCTTTAGAAGTGGTCTACAAGGCCGGGCGTACCGAACATAGGCATAGGACGCACGGTAGTATAACGGAAGCCTATGTCGAGCAAGAACTCAGGCTCGTCTTGAACAGCAACAATGCGCTTAACAGGTGGATTTTCCATAATAAATTCCTCATTCAGAGTAGGAGCATTACTGAAGAACTGTGAAAGGTGCCATACGTCGAGGTTACCACCAGTTACAGAGCTACGGAACTTGCCAGTGATCTGCGAAGGTTTATAGCGATATTCGGCGTAACGTTCCTGATAACCGAAAACAGTAGTATCAGCTTCAGTACCTTGAGCATAAATCTCGCGAAGCTCAATAGCCTGTTCACCAAGATGCGCGAATGTGGGCCAATAGAAATCGTAAACCGTAGAACGAAGCCACATCTTATTAATGCCCTGCTGGTAGGTTAGATCGGCACGGGCACAGACGAAACCTATAATATAGCCATGTTCGACGAAAGACTTAGTGAATCCATGGAAATTAGATGCAGTAACGCCATAAGCGGAGAGATTGCCTTGAGGGGAGGTGTCGTTAGTAGCAGAAGTTTGAGCGATTGGATTGACCATAACCATCTTCGTGAATGAGCCTAGAAACTCAGGACGCTGAAGACGAGCGTCCGGAGAAACCACGCCGAAGAAAGAGCGAAGCACTTCAGTGTATCGACTACCACCGCGAGCAAGGCGTTCGTAGAACTTCTGCATTTGGAAAGCAGTGCGAAGGCCGTTGATAGTGATAGCGGAAACATCGGAAAGATCAGCATATACAGAGCCTGAAGCCACATTAGAAGGGTTGACATCCCAGGTCATGGCAGCGAAATTAGTGCTGGAAGCGCCATCGCGAGCAACATAGATGCCAGGCGAATGAGGAACAGGCTGAGTATTAGTAGTGGCCATAATAGGTGCGTTACCAGTCAATGAAATATCAACACCAGGACCTTTCTGTGTCCAGGGCAGAGCGGAAGTGAAGTAATCATGACGCTTACCGCGAGGCGGACAGGCGAGACCTTTCACTATGGTAGTGCCTGATGAGAAAACCCAAGAAGGCTGATCAGCAGCGCGGGAAGAATCCAATACTTCATTGGTATCGCCTTTCTGAATCTTAACAGATTTCTGGAGGTTTTCATCCCTGAACCATTCATTCCAGATTAGGTAGACAGCGCGGAATGGAAGAGCGCTAATGCCGGACAAGGTGCCAGTCGTATTCACGGGGAGGCCGAAATAATCCCATAGTGAACCTACATAACCATTTTCAGAGTTACCAGTAGCAGTAACAGTAGGGATAACATAATCAGTGCTATCATCGGGGTCTTCCTGCTCGAAGCAGAAGTTCTGCCAGTGGTCCCAGACAAGGCGATTGGGAACGAAGAAGAAGAACCAATCGAGATAAATATTATCCATAATAGGCTTAATAGGAGTGGCCAGACGAGCGAAGTAATTAATAGACATCCTAGTAGTATCGCCAGGCAGTACTTCATCAACGAAGATCGGTATAAGCTTGCCGGCATTGAAAGTCGTCTTATAAACGTGCGAGCGGTCGAATTTCGTCCGCCGCATATACATTGCAGGAGCATCGCTGAAGCGATGACCTCTAACTCTAATTTTTCGAGCCAATTTCTCACCTTCTTTAGACTGTAAACCTAAGAATTAACCTAAAGAAAATCATTCTTAGGCTCTAGTTTATTTTCGCGTCACCTACGCCAGTTACATCAAGTAAGTAACTGGCTTCGGTGACGCCTATTTTTGTGTTTCTTCATTATTTTGTTCTGAAGTGTTACTTTTTTCTTGTGTTTGTTTACTACTTACGGACTGTTGTGGTTCGTCAAAGGTATATTTGCTACCATACAGACCTTCTCGTTGGAGATATTCGAGCGTTTCAGGGTTATTCAATTGGTCGATGAAATTCATAGGATCGTGACCGAATTTAGCTCGAACATAAGCGGGCAAGCTGTAGAATTCTTCACGAACTCCGGACACAAGTTCTAGAGCTGTGCTGTAGTCACCGGGAAGCGTTGCATCTCCGAACTGAAGGAAAGCATACTGCGAACTATCGCCGAGATCCAGAGTGGCTATACCTTTATGACCATCTGCATACTTATTTACGATATAGTTGATATCAGTTTCATCTTTTTCGTCCTGAACCGTGAGGGAGGGCATAGTGAATTCAATGCCGCAATGATCATGTTCTTCTACGGAATCATAAGCTGTTCTAAACTTCATAGTTTCACCTCCTTTCGCAGGCGCCTAGACGCGGCGGGCGTGGCGCACAAAAAAAGGGCGATCTCCGTGAGATCGTCCTTTTTCTGATACGCTCTATATTAGATTATCATTTAATGGAGTTCTTGTCAACATCCTGCACGTAATCTAAGGCGCGACCAACCAGTACAGGAACGCGGGATTCGTCAGAAGTTTCAACAAAGTAACGGCCATCAGAATCGCTAAGGTTACCGATATAATATAGACTGAAATCTTCAGGATAGCTGTTAATAAGTGTCTTATCATCGTTGACTAAACCTTCGAAAGATCGCAAAGCGAGCATGTCATTGTGGTAAACCTGTGGAGGGCTGAACTGTTCAGCCTTACAGTCATAAATGGAATAGAGTCTCAGCGGAACCATCTCCTTTTCTTAAAGCGATTAAATACCTACGAATCATGAGATATAGCGTAGCTGATATGACATAATAGTCATTATCAAGGCGAATAACTCTAGAATCATCAGACTTCAAGCGGTAAGCGGCATATTTAGTGCCAAAAAAAGAGTAATTGAAAGAAATATTACGATTTGAACAGAATTTATTAACGGCCTCAAGTTCAGTAATAGGCATCACCTTCTTTCCGACTTAATGATAACACAATCATAATACCTTGTCAAGCTTTCTGCCGAGAAAATGTTTATACTTGCCTTCCTGAACG